CAGCATGAGCTGCGACGCCTCCATCTCGTTACAGTTTAGGGTAACGACTCCTGCTATTTGGTCTTCAGCGCGGCCAACGATGACCACGCCTTGTGCTTTGCCTTCTCCGTAGCACATCACCAGTTTGTGGATCAGTAGCTTGAAGTGGGCTTGCTCTTCGTCTGACATGGCCGTCACCCTGCGGTGTAGCTCCGCTTCAGACATTGAGCCGTCAAAGTCCTTGTATTTCATATCGTTTGAGCTCCAGTAGTGTTTTCAGCTCATCGAGGTTGTGCTCACGGGCAATGAACACAAGACCCCGTGCACTTCGGATGGCGTCGAGTTCTCTGTCTTGAAGAGCTGTGGTTGTGCCCTTGCCTGCCTTGCACTCGATGGCAATGAATTGTCCGTCCATGCAGCCAATGATGTCAGGTATACCCGCTCGGCCAAAACCATTAGCGGGGGGCATGAAGTGGTAGATTTTGAGTTCATCAAGTAGTTTCCGTACGTTCGCTTTTACTTTTGATTCAGGTGTCGAAGCCATCGTAACCCCCATTCGCTTCAACATACCTTGTCAGGTTGACCTCTGGATGCCCAAAAGTTTTGCCGTCGTTGGCAATCTCTCGGTTGAGCAACTCAAACGCTTTCAGTATGGTGCGCATGCCGTACAGATCAACTGTCTTCTGCACATCAGGCAACACCGCCGCGCTTGGGTCTGACGCCAGTATGAGGTACAAGAGCCGCAACGCGACCCAGTCCTTCTTCTTGAGTTTGTCTACTGAGGTCATTTGTTTTTCGCTCCATGCATTTCATATAGCGTTGCCATGTACGCAACCATCTTGTCAAGTGGGTAGCCGTTGTGGTACGCAAGCATGCACAGGTAGCTCATGAGCGCAGATATGCCGATGTCTACTTTCTGTTTGCCCATTGCAGTTTTGAGAATCTCTACTGCAGCTTCCACTTGATCGCGTTTGTTGTTGAGTGCGCGTGTTTCTTCAATGTCTTTGGTCATGTCATTTCTCCTGTGTTTCTATTAATTTGTCTAAGTAGTGACGCGCCTTCTTCAAGTCATCGACACCGCCCTTGTCCTTCCAGCGGGACACGTACTTTACTATGTTGCCTTCAAGGTAGCCAAGGTTGTTTGCTACGATGTAGTCCCATGGCTGTACGGCCTTGCTCTTGTAGTGAGTGCCTGCTACTTGCACATCGTTGGCTTTAAGCGCTTCCAAGTGCTTGCGCGTGGCATCGTGAAACAGATCAAGCTGATCGCTTGTCGGTATGGGTGGTTTAGTCATTTCGTTCCTCGTATTTTCGTTTTACAAAACGTATGTCAGACTCGTTGTACTCGTGCTGAAACACTTCGTAGTAGTTGCGTGGGCGTGTGCTCATGGCTTTGCGTAACCACTCAGCACCGCCCATCTCTTTAAACTTCAGCCACTCCTCGTCACTTAAACGTACGTATCGTGCCTTTAGGGGGGCGGGGGGCTTTGGTCTTGGCATTCTCCAGTGTTCCTTCGTGTTTGTTGGGTTGTCTTTCTTTGGCACGGGCGAACGTGCCAAATTGTTTATAGCCTAGGCCTTCTTCGTTCTTGATCTGGTTGCTCGGATTCTTTGCACGAAACTGTGCGTCGGCCATGAAGATACTAGGGCGCTTTACTTGGGCAAGTTCTTCCCAAGGGTTGAGTACTTTCATCTCTTCATACCTCGTACAAATGCGGCGAAACTCGCCGCTGTATCGCCAAAGGGCATCTTATCGAACTCAAGCGCCACTTCTTCAAGCGTATCGTTACGCACAACTTCGTGAAATGATTCGACAAAATCTTTCCCCCTTGCGCTAACGTAGTCTTGAATGTCGTCGTCATCGTCTTTCATCTTAACCTCCAAACATCTGCTTCAAGTGCACATACAACTCACGTGCCTGATACACAGTCATGTTGCCAATGATGTCTTCGGGTGTGCGGTTGCGCACGATGGTAGTTGTCATGCGCTTAGGCGCGGCCGCAATACCGCCCATGGCGTAAGCTGCAGCATCCATTGCGTCTTGGATAGGCATAGGCATAGGCACAGGCGTAGGCACAGGCGTAGGCACAGGCGTAGCTTCTAGCTTGGCTTTCAACAGCGCACCGATACCTGTCGTAGGCTTTTTCTGTGCGGCGGCTTTCTTTTTCTTCCTGTAGTTTACGTTCTTGATGGGCACATACTCGTTTACATCTGCGTACCACAGGCCGTTGGTTTCGTGCACCATGTAACTTCTACGTAGTTGCGATATCAATGATGACACTGACCCTTTGGTAAAGCCCTTGTGCCCAAGCGCTTCGACAATCTCCAGACGTGTGGAGCCGGGGTTGTCTTTGATGTAGCTGAAGGTTTCGCGTGAGACGTTGTTTGTGATTTTGTGTTGATTAATCATGGCTGGTTTTTGGTTTGAAGTTGAGGGGGAAGAAGAGGTTGACACTGGTTGGGCAGAGAGAGGAGGGGGTGCCACCTCGTCATCATCCCAAGCTTGCAGAGTCTTAGTTAGCGCAGAGCGCAGGGCGGTTTGCATGTCAGGCATTTGAGGTTCCTCCAGTTAGTAGCATGACGATAACGATGAACGCAATGAGTCCGACGGACTGTATGGTTGTGAGGGTGAGATCATCCATCCCTTGCTTGTCGCCAAGCAATATGCCCTGTATCCAGTCAGATTCAGGCGTATGTTTGGGAAGCGGTGGTGTGTAGGTCAAGCCGATCTTGACCTTACCCGTATCGTAAGGTATGTGTTTCATTTAGTTATTTCTCCTTGTGGTGTGCATTATTTGTCTAGGGTTGGACATAAGTCAATACCCTCGCCAATAAAAAATATCGGCAATAAGTATCATTACCGCTAACAAAAGTACTATTCTTTCGAACTTTTCCCAGTTAGTCATCATTGTTTTCTCCTTCGGTTGTAGGTGCAACGCCAAGTGTGCGCATGACCTCGAGCAACAAGACATGAATGTCCTCAAGGTGCGTGATTCGGTACTCGGCAGGGTTCATAAGGTAGTCCCGCAGGTCTGCCTCGATACAGCGCAGGTGTAGCGCAGTGGTGTCAGATACTTTCATTGGTCTCTCCTTGTGTAAATTTCTTAGCGTCTTTCCACATAAGCCATGCGTCTTCCACGCCTGACCACCAGTGATAGCTGTCTTTGTTTATGCCCCCATCGACCACGTATTCAAGGAACATCAGCACTTCGTCTCGTGATGCAGAGGCAACATTCCGAAGGTATGCTTCCAAGAAGGCATTCTCTTCTGGCGTAGGCTCGTAGACAATCTTTGTGTCATACACCTCACCATCCCCCATGCGTGCCTTGGTGATATCAAACTCATAGAGCGCTCTGTTCTCAGCATCGGCACGGCTTTCGGCTTCGATCACTACTGTCTGCCAGTAGGACATGACTATTTCCATTTTGTATTTCATTTGCTTTCTCCTTTGGTTAAAAATGTGGGGGACAAGCCCCCACTACGAATCAAGTCAACAGTGCAGGCAAGGTTGGCTTGAACGACACAGGCTTGCGCACATCCCATGACAGGTAGTAGCACACGACCTCAGCGATAGTGCTGACCGCACCATACGACTTGGTAGCCATGCTGATAAGACCAGACGCATCGCCCTCCATCAGCATATCGTAGATGCCCTGCTCGGCAACGCACAAGTCATCACGATGTGTGTACGTGAGTGGCTCAGGCTGGAACAAGTGGAGCACAGTAGTCAGCGTGTACGCAGGCATCTGGTCAAGCCATATCTCCATCGTCTCAACGTCAGCCTCGGTCAGTGCAACAGCAAGGTCTTCAGGTGTTGGCTGAACGAAGCCATCCTCGTCATCAGGAAAGTCGTACGCTGTCTCGTCGTAGTTGGCGCTGTGTGCGCTGACACCACGGGGCTTGACGTTGAAGCTAGCGTTGTAGTCATACATCTCGTCGTACTCGTCATCCATGTAGCCGCCATATGCACTGGTGTACTTGTACGACTTGAGTGCGGTCGTGCTCTTGTAGCTTGGGATCAGGCGTGATGGTGTCCACGCATAGGTATTGCTGAACCACAAGTCATCGTGCTCGATACCCTGATCGAAGTTGACGTGCTGCATACGACCCTCGCCGTTCATGAACACGAAGCGGTTGTTGCCGATGAACTCCTCGAGCATAGCCACGAAGCCTGCGTCATACACAAGGTCAGGGGCAGAGGACACAGCGCTGTGCAAGTAGTCCTTGATGAAGTGCCATGTGTCAGACTTGGACTTGTCAGCGGCATTGCCTGTATGCAGTACGCCATTGTGCATCATGGCGATGAAGCCAGGGATCACGTCGTATGGATGGCAGTTGAGCATATCGGTCTTGCCGTGTGTAGTCCAGCGGAAGTGGATAGCAATCTCACGATCGTCTTGAGGCAGGCGCTGAATGAATGCAGTAGCATCGCCGAGATTCTTGGGCAAGGACTTGGTGACCTTGAGCCCCTTGGCTGTGCCGTACATGAACCCAATGCCGTCAGGGTTGGATGTGAAGATGTCGCTGAGTAACCCGTGCGTGTCGAGCAGGGTTGAACGAACTTTGGAAGACTTGCCAGTAATGATGAGACACATAATAAACTCCTT